AGTAAGGACAGAATCAATTATACCTCGATTTGAGTATAATTAGGTATATTATGGAATCTTTGTAAACTCGCTAAACTCCATATAAAGTAGAGGGGCCGCAGGGAAAAAACGAATAAAACCCTGCGACCCCAAAACAACCAATGAAACTGCCCAAAACGGGCGTGGTTAGTAAAGCATGTGACTAGCGATTTGTCAAGATCACTTCATTGACAACATCCCCAGAAGCTCGTCTAGCGTGGCGATGCTGCCTGTGACCTTCATCACTTCGTTAGCGTCAATGCACTGGCGTAAGTCTCCAAAGAAACGCTCACGCTCGTCTAGCGTGGCAACGCTGCCTACGACCTTCATCACCTCGTTAGCGTCGATGCACTGACGCAGATCTCCAAAGAAACGCTCACGCTCGTCACGGACGAACTGGACGATGACCTTGAACTCGTCGCGGTCGGATAGTGCTGCTATGGCTTCTTGTACGGTTGGTTGTGGTAGTGGTGTCATGCTAATTGCATTTTTCTAGTTGTGAAATCTGCCTTTTCTGTAACGAATTTTGGAACAAACCCTATTTTATTTTCAGCTAGTTGGGATGCTCTCCCAAAGATGTCTTTTTGAACCCACTCTGGGTAATCACGTTCTATCTCAATCGCAAATATAAGCCTGTCAATGTAGTCCTCGGCAATCATTGTCACAGTCATGCCGTGTTGTTCTTTGCCATTTAATGCCCTAGTCAGAAGCTCTGGCTCTCGGCATGGTGGCAACTTCCCCCAAGTCTCCATCGAGTGAAAACATTCTTCTGCGGTATATCCGTTTTCGTTGTATTCAATCTTTGGCAGCCTTAAATTATCTTCACATTGCGAGAAGTATTCAAATTTAGCCTTGCTTCGTTTTGTTACTTTGATTGGTGGTGTCATTGGTTGTTGGTTAGTTACTTCTTCTTGGCTTTCTTTTTCGGCATGCGCTCCATCTTGATTTCGATCTCGACGTAACCTCCCTTGCCCTTCTTCTTGCCGTTGCCGTTTCCGTTGTGATTGCAGCTTGATTTACTTTTCATGGTATTACTTGCGTTTGGATTGTCCGGCTTTTTACCACGGGGGCTTTCTTCGGGCCTTTAGGGTTGCGTCCAGCGTGGAGGGTTCCAGCTTTGTATTCCCGCATGACCGATTTAATTTTATTTGTTTGTTTTTTACTTTGTTTCATAACCGTCTGTTTCTTTAATATACTTTATTGCTTCTGTAAATAAAAATATTGAATCATTAAATAGTCCTAACCCTCTGTTGCACTTCTGACACAATAAACCACGAACTTTCCCGGATTCATGATTATGATCAACGCTTAATCTTTTTGTTCCTTTGTCGGTTGATTTGCATATTTTGCACAACCCATTTTGCAATTTGTATAGCTCGTCATAATCTTCAATCGTAATCCCATATCTGCTTTTTAAAGACGAGCGGCGTCCGTATTCTTTGTGTTTTTCTTTTTGCGCTGGATCTTTTCTTTTTTCTTGGAGGTATTGATGAGCGCATTTTTTACATGAACTCATTACACCAAGTTTACTTTTTGGGCTTTTGTGGAACAACTCGAGAGACTTCTCAACGCCACAAGTTTTGCATATTTTGCTTGTTGTCATAAGAACCCTTCACCCAAAAGTTTCTTCATAAGATTAACGCATTGATTTACTGCCCTTACAACGCCACTTCTTGCGGCTCAAGTTGTTTGGACTATTTGGATCAGACTTCCAGTCACCCTTGATCTTGGCAGACCTAGCACAATACGCATCGGCCTTTTTCGTGGAAGGACGAATGCGATCACCTCCATCAGCAGCCTTACCTGCCTGTCCGTACTTGATGGTGCGCGTGCGACCAGTCTTGGGGTTTTTGACGACCTTGGTGAAACGCTTTTCCATTACTTCGCCTTCCGCTTGATCTTGCGCTCCTGCTTGAGCATCTCCTTGGTGGGCTTCTTGCCAGAACCTTTAGCGGCGCGGATGTTGTCCCACATCCCACGGGGAGACATGGAACCATCTGCGCGTTTGATCATTGGCTTCTTCTTCATTTGACAACCTTGCGTTCAGCAGAACTTTGCGTGCCACGTGCCTTGTTTTTGGCGTGGATGTAGCCCTTGATGTCAGCACGGATTTCCTCTTGAAGCTTTTTGGTAGATTCGGTTGGGAACCTTGGACCACGTTGCATGTACTTCATTTGCTTTGACTGGAGTTGACCTTCAGCAATGTTGTAGCCACGAAAGTCTCTAGTCTTCTTGGCAATCTGATGTTTAAGATACTCGGTTTTAGGTTTATATTCCATGATATTAAGTTGGTGATTACTGCTGCATTCCTTGGGTTGTTACGCCGCCCATTTGTGCAGGTGCCGTGCCGATACGACCGATCTCTGCGTTCTGGGCTTGCTGTAGCTGGAATTCATAAGCGGCAGCGTACTTCTGAAGTCGTGCCGCGAATGCCTCGTCCGTCTGTGCGCGTTGTGCGACATCGGGCTGCTGGACATACGCCTGCACCAACTGCATTGCGATCTGCGCCCCGTTGGGTTGCGCTGGCACTTCGATGCCTGCAAAGATCTTGGCGAGGTCGTCGGTGACGTTCTTCATGACCTTCTGCTGCGCTTCCTCGGCGGGTTGCAGGACATAGTCGGCAAAGATCGGGTTGATCGAGGATGCCGTGAACTCAAGCAACTTGTTCACATCCATGATGCCGTTGCGGTCGAGTTGGACGAGCGACACCATGTTCTTCAACTGCGTCTCTGCGGTCTCTGGATCGTTCGACTGCGAGTCAAAGTTAACCACGATGCTGAAGTTCTCGTCGGGGCTTCCCTTGGTCATCACCTGCGGGTTTGGATTGCCAGTAACTTGGAAGAAGACTTCGTCTGGACCCATGCGTTGGAATAGCTTCCATGCCAGTCCCAAGACATCGCGGACGTGGTCAAGGAATTTGCTCACAAAGTACTGCTGGCGCATAGACGCGAGTGGGTTTGCCATGTCAAGTCCCACAGCACGGTCGGCTTGACCGATCATCGAGACCTCTACCTCAATGGAACCATTGTCCACGGGTGGAGTTGGTCCGAACTGGATCTCCCCAAGTCTACGGTATGGAACCCTGCGACCCGGACCCCAGTCGGACGGGGGCTTACCTGCGGGGTGCATGAGAGGAGGCAGAGTAGCAAGAGAAGCACGATCAATCCTGCTATCACGCTCAGTCTTGATCTGCATCTGCGGACCTCGGAGTATGTCGCTAAAGGTCTGAACCTCATACATTCGTTTCTGGTTATTGGACAAACGGGTTACGACAAATGGATAGTCGTCATAACCATTAAGCAATTCGTGTTTGGCATAGCCCTCGGTTGCGGGGTGGAACACGGTGCAATAGATGCCCTCGGAACCATCCTCCTCGTCAATCAGACGTTGGTAGGCGTAAATGACCATCACGAGATCGTTGTCGTCTGTAATCGGCAGGCGGGTGTCAGTCTTGAGCTTCTCCCCGTCATAGTACATTGAGTCCTTGCCGCGCAGCGTGTCGATTGCTTTGTCCACCCAATCGGAATCCCAACCTTCGGTGACAACCTTCTTCTCAAGTTCCTGTGCCGTGAGGAAGGTGCGCCAGAAAATGTAGGGTGACCGTTGCGGGTCGGAGACATAGGGCGGGAACAGCACCTCGCCATCTGGAGCGCAGGAGTGAACCACGGGACGATCCACGGAAATCCTAGGAATCGGCATTTGAGCCTCTCCCTTCGTTCTGAGGTCTTTGAGTGCCTTCTTGGCTCTCTTAGCCGAAAGTGCTGGGTAAGCTTGAGAAATCAATCCTAGAGCCATTTCTGAGGCGTTCTCGTCTAGGAGCAGATCCACGATCTCTGGTGCGGCTTGCGCTACCTCGTCAAGGGTCAGCGTCTGGAGGTAGGTGCGGGACTCACGCTGCCAACCCACGTAGGTGATCATCAATCCCTTTTCGAGCAGGTAGTTGGCTCCCAACTCCATGTGTTCGCGGAAATTGGGGATGTACGTCGAGCGCATCCACTTGAGGAAACCAGAGACCATTGCCGCCCGTGGCATTGATGCCATGCTGGTCGGGAATGCCTTGATGTGGGAACGCTGGAGAGCTTGGTCGAACAGGGCTACATAGGTGTCTATGCGCTCACCAATGACGTTCACCTCTTGGTCGCTAGCACCCTGCCAAGGGAATGCATTTGCACCGTTCTTCCGCAGGTCGTCACTCTTCCCGTCCCATATGTTGCGGCGATCCTCGTACGAGCGCAGGCATGACTCAAAGTAGTAGTCGAGGTCAATCAAAC